CTAGACGGCACTCGCGCGCTTGTGGTACGGGCGTGATCGCTGGAGATCCTGGAAAATCCGGATGACTACCCGATCGGGTGGAACCTCGCCATTAGCGACGGCACCACCTCGCACCCGTGGCGAGCGGTGAACGCATCGCGCACTATGCCAGAGAATTCACAGGCGACGAGCACGCGCACCGTCAGCCGTCCACGCGCTCGGCGTTGTTCAGGATGTTGCTCATGCCAAACAGCTTGGCCCGCAGGTGCCGCACCGCCTCCTCGGTCATCCCGTCAGCAGCCATCTCAGCCAGCAGCTGCTCGCAGCGGTTGATCCGGCTCTGGAACTCCCGAGCGGCAGGGCTGCTGTACTCGCTCGGCCGTCCACGCTTGCCGGTGCGCTCGATGCGCTTCCCGGTGACGCAGCAGCGGTGAGTGTTCTCGGTGGCCTTGGTCTGGGTCGTCGTGGTTGCCATGTTCGGTTCCTCCGCAGCGCCAGCATCAGCTGACATGTACGGTTATAACACGACTAGTTTTTTTGTGGTGGGAAAAAAGCACGCCCGATTCACTACTGGATCGGCCAATGGGGGCAGCTACTCGGGCCAATGGGGGCAGCTACTTTTTCCGCCCCCCCTTCCTTCCCGGTCTCGCCGCTCCGTCCATCTCTTTCCGTCCGGCTCGCTCGATGGACTTCACGGGCGTCCCTGTCCGCCAGGGTGTAGCGGTTCCGGCCCACCTGCTCCTCGCGGGCGCGCGGCGCACCACGTCCTTGTACGCGCCCGCGAGGCGAGCGCCCTGGAGCCGCTCCCACCAGCCGCTTGTACGTCACAGGAACCTCCAGGCCACCCCACAGCTCGGGCAGCGCACCGCGTCAGCCGTCAGGCTCAGGTGAAGCTCCAGCACGCCCTTGCACCGCCGCTTGCTGTGCCCTGGGATCTCGCTGCACAGCATCCCTGGCCGAGCGTTGCCCCCAGCCTCCAGCGGCTCCTGCAGCAGCAGCGCCGTCTCACGCAGGTCGTACGGGAACCCGCATCCCTGGCACACCACCCGGTGCAGGTGGGGATCGTACGCCAGCTGACCGCGCCCCACGCAGTGCGAGCACCGCGCCAGCTCCATGTCCGCCACAGCGCGCGCCATGGCGTCCATCGTGCGTGCTGCTGCCTCTCCTGGGGTCTCGCCCATGATGTCCTCCTTCGCTCAGCCGGTGCCGTTGGTGGTGGTGGTGTATTTCCAGGCCAGCTCACGCTCCAGCAGCGGCACAGGGTCACCCCGCACCGCCTCCTCGTCAGTGGCCACGATCTGGCCGCAGCTGGGGCACCGCCACGCGGCGGATCTCTCGTCACGCACCGCCTTGATCACGGTGCTGCTCAGCCCGCTGTTGTCGCTCCGCTGGCACATGCACCTGCGGGGGGTGGTGGACACCCCAGCAGCCCCATGCCCAGAGCCGCGAGGGGCGCCCACCAGTCGCTTGTACGACACGCCCGCACCTCAGCGCTTGTTGTACTGGTCCAGGATGCCGCTCTCCTGGAACTGAGAACGGGGCATGTTCGCGATGGCCACAGGGTCCAGATCGTCAGCCACCGGGGGGGTCTGCACAGCGCCCTGGTTCCCTGGCAGCGTGGGGGGCGTGCCAGCCGCGCCCTCCTGGCCACCGTCAGCCGCGGGGGTACCCTCACCAGCCCCAGCGCCCTCGGCGCCGTCAGGCGCGCTCTGGGGCGCCTCAGCACCGTCCCCCAGGAACGGCTGCAGCCACTTCGGAGCGTCCTTCTGCAGCTTGCCCCAGAACTTGTCGAAGTCCCCCACGCCGTCCTCGCGCTGGGCCTCGAACTTGCGCCGCACGAGGTCACGCGCGTCCTCGTCGTCCACGTTGCGCATCGTGGCGTCCGTCCGCCGGAGATCCTGCTGCTGGGCCAGCTCCCCCTCCAGCTCCTTCACCTTGGCCTCCAGCCCCTCAGCCGACTTGGCCCGAGCCTGCAGACCCTCCAGATCCTCGATGCTCCCCAGCCGCTGCTGAGCCTGCTCCAGCTGCTGGCCCATCTCCTGCACCCGCTGCTTGTACCCCACCGCGCTGGCACCCACCTTGTTCAGGTCGTCCTCCAGCGCGGTGATCTTCGCCCGCGCCTCGTTCCGCTGCGCGATCACTTCGTTCAGCCGCGAACGCGGCACCATGTCCGTGGTCTCGTCACCCATCTCTCACACTCCCTGTACCGCGGTCACACCGCGGGCTGTGCACCAGCTCCAGCACCAGCACCCACCGCGGGCCCAGCACCAGCTGCCAGCATCCTCGTTTCCATCTCGATCTGCTGCAGCGCCTCCAGGGCGCCCACGCGGTCCACCCCGCTGTGCAGCATCATGTACGCGTCCACCTTGCTCGCCAGCCCGAGCGCCACCTGACGCTCCACCTCGGCCAGCTCGCTCTCCACCTCATCCGCCGTCTTCGGCAGCCCTGGGTACTCGATCGTGTACCCGCTCTCTGGCACCGCAGCGGGCAATGCCTTCACGCCGTTCAGCATCGCTGCGGTGATACTCAGCAGCCGCTGGTCACCACGCATGAACTGAGGCGCAAACCGGCGTTGAGCCTCCCGCACGCTGGCCCGCTTCAGAGCGATCGCGTACCCGCTCTCAGCGTCCCCGCTCCGCTCGAAGTCCTGCGGGCCAATGTCGAAGTGCACCCCCAGGCGCCCCTCGTAGTCGCTCACAGCCTTGCCCAGCGTCGCAGGATCAACCGGGGGGTTCCACTGCCCCATACTGGCCGCGTTCTGCCCGTCGCTACGGAACTGCATCACCATGGTTGGGTCCGTGCTCACCGCCCTGTGCTGGGCGTACGTGTCAGCCTCCTGGCCCGACCCACCGCGCAGGAACGCGTCCAGGGTCCACTTCTGAGCCCACGCGCTGTCCCTCACGCAGTGAATCCAGTACGTCCACAGCACCGCCACCGTGAGCGTGCCATCCACCAGCTCGCGCCCGTCGTACGGGTCCACCAGCTTGCCCGTGCGCTTGGCGTGGTACAGCGAGTAGGGCACGTACGGCTCGCCACCGTCAGCGAACCTGAACGGGTACGATGCCACGCTCATGCTCCCACCCAGCAGCTCCTCAGTCAGGTCCACCAGGATCGGCTTGCCCGAGCGCTCCCCAGCGTGCAGCAGCACCTGGAACGTGGGGTTCGACGGGTCGCGCACGTCAGCCACATCCCACGTCCACCGCAGCTTGCCCCGGTACATGCGCTGCCGAGCCTCCACCACGTACCACGGCAGATCCGGATCGTCGGGGGGCGCCTCCATGTACACCATGTCGGGGGTCACGAGCCGGAACATCAGCCCAGCCTCGGGGCTCCAGCTCGGCCGGATCAGCGCGTCGCGCAGGCTCAACACGTTCTGCTGGTTCACCATGGACAGCTGCCACAGCCCAGCGCCACGCACCGCGTCCAGGAACACCGCGATCGCGTCCTCCCCCACCTCGTGCCGTACCTGGGGCTCCTGGTCGTACAGCGCGCTGAGCTGCTGCACCACGCTCCGCAGCAGGTTCGTGCTGATGTCCGGCTTGCCCACAAGGTGACGCCGCACCTGATCGAAGTGCTGGCTGAGGTGGTCTATCAGGTCACCCCGCCACATGCCCTCCATGATGCGCCGCCGCAGGCGCGTGTGCTTCCGCTGCTCCTGCTCGGGTGCACCGCCAGGGAGCGGGGGGTGATCGCTCAGGCTGTCCCTGCTGCTCACGATCGGGGTGTACATGCTCAGCTCCTCCTATCGCGCTGCAGCCACCAGACCGCCTCGCGCGCTTGCTTCAGCTCCCTGTAATAGTCCTCAGCGGGCACCAGAGCCCCGCGCCTATACGCGAGGGTATCAGCGGGGCTGGTGTCCTGGAACAGGAACAGCACGCGCCCCTGCTTGGCCTCTGGCACCTCCCACCGCACGCGGTACTTGTGCCCCCTGCACGCCAGGAACGCGGCCAGCCCGATCGATGGGGTCTCGAACGGGGCACCCATGCTCACCTCCTGCGCCAGATCTTGCGCAGCCCAGCCACTACGTTGTCAGGCACCGCCTGCCCGCGCTTGATCCGCACCAGCCGCCCTCGGCCGTACTCGTACACCATCAGCACGTCGCCCACCTCCAGCTGCTCCAGAGCGTCCTGCACCCTGGGCTCCTCACCAGCTGGGTCCACCTCAGCACCACCAGCCAGCCCGCTGCGCCACAGCACGTACAGCCGCTCTGGCTCGCTCAGTAGCGCGTCGAACATCCACCCGCCGTCACCCATGTCTCACCTCCTGCAGTGCGCCCAGAAGTACCCGCTGGTGCGCCCCGTGCCGCTCGTACTCGCTGGGGCACCTGCACAGGCTCAGCGCCTTCACACCGCCCAGCAGCGGCCTCGCGTGCGCCCCTGGGCTCAGCACGTACGCGCTGCACAGCGCTTGCCTGCGGCCACCATGACCGAACAGGGGCAGCGGGCCACCCCACCACCGCGTACAGTCCAGACACACCTTCAGCTCCTCGCCCATGTCTCACCTCCACGCAAGCCACTCCACGGGCAGCTGCTGTACCGCCCAGCTCGGCCAGCTCGGGTCGTCCTCCAGCACAGGGCGACCCTCCCTGTCCAGCTGCTTCACGAACACAGAGCAGCGCCCAGCACAGCGCCCCACCACGTCCTGCACCCACGCGTCAGCGGTGTGCCTTCGGTGCAGCCCTGACTCACTGCCCACGATCACCCACAGCTCACGCCCGCCTCGCTGCAGGCGCTCCAGAGCGATCCCCACGTCCACCCGCTCCAGCAGGGGCTCCAGGCTCAGGAACACGCACCGCGCCCTGCTGCTCTCCAGGTACCGCACGGCCAGATCCAGCTCCTCCTGCGTGCTCGCGCTGTGCCCCACCCACACATGGGGGTTTCGCTCCAGCCACTCGGGGGGCAGGCACAGGTCCAGCCTACCGCCCCGCTTGGTCAGCACCTGGAACACCAGATCCGTGCGCTGCTCCATGATCCCCCGCGCCTCCTCGCGCCAGGGGTCCGCAGCACGGTGGCAGAAGTCCGTCCAGCTGCTGGTGAACACCATGCTGCCAGCCTCCCACCGCGGGCTCAGGGGCTTTCTGAACGTGCTGGAGCTGCTACGCACCACCTCGCTAGGCTCCTGCCCCCACCGCCGTTTCTCACGGTACATGTAGCAGTGCCTGCACCCCTCGAACCCCGTGCGGGTGCAGCCCTGCCAGGGGTTCCACGTGTGATCCGTCCACGCAATCGCGCTGCCTGTCGTCATCCTTCGCCTCCTCAGCTCACCATGATCTCGGGTGTGCTCCGGTCCACGATGTCCAGCAGCTCCACGCACCCGTACCGCAGAGCATCGATCGTATGCGATAGGTCACCGTCTACACCCGACTTCCCGCCCTGCCAGTTGCGCAGAGCGTGTATCAGCACCCCGCACCGCTCGTGCACCACCAGCCGCCCCTGCAGAAACGCGTGGTTCAGCACGCGGCACCCGTACATCACACTCCCTGGGCCCTTGCGTGGCCGCAGGATCGTGATCGGCGCCTGCTCCCTGGGCACCCGCTCCAGGTCAGCGAACGCCTCAGCTAGCGCCTCGTTCACCGTGCTCAGCTGTGACTTCCCCATGGTGTTCACGTCGCCATGCGCACGATCCACGTGTAGCACGCCCAGCCCGTACCGCTGTAGCATGTCCGCCACTGCCTGGGCATCCATCGCCACCGTGGTACGCCCCTTGCTCACGTACTCGTCCAGCACCATCACCCGCTGCCGTCTGTCCCCCTCGTCGCGCCAGTACAGATACAGCAGACACACCTCGTTGCCTGGGCTCTCACCGTGGTCCAGAGCGATCCCCACGTGCACCTCGTGCTCAGGCAGATCGCCAGCGCCCACCACGCAACCCCCCTCCCGCACGTGCTGGTCCACGAATCCCTCAAACAGCCGATCGATGCTGACGCCCTCCCACGCCCCGTCCACGCGCTGGGGGCGCTCCCACGGGGGCACGTCCGCCACCTGGGCAGCGATGTCCTCAGCGCTGCGGTGGGGCACCTCCTCGAGCGTGAGCCGGATCACCGTCTGACTCCACTGGCTGTCGCTCGCCTCCACCAGACCGCGCAGCCACCCCAGGGAGTCCAGCACCGAGCTGCCACGCTGATCGATCGGGGTGAAGCCCATGATCACGGGGGCATTGCTCTCAGCCGCCGCGCGCATGATCTCGCCCCAGCGGGCTCGCTTGGGCGGCTCGTTGATCACCACCACGTCAGCGCTGATCCCCGCGAGCGCTCCACCGTCCTGCTGACCCGACCGAAAGATCACCTGCGACCCGTTGCCCAGCAGGATGCCCCGCCGCCCCCTGACGTAGTACCCCCGCACAGCGTCGTACGAGCAGCTGGGGTGCAGCACCCCGTGCGGCTCCAGCTCCCTGAGCCGCTTGCACACGTCGTCCGCGTAGCTGCTGTCCAGGTCGCTCACCACGTACAGCACCGTGAGCGGGGGCTGGGGCTCGCGCCTGAACGGGTGCTGACCCAGCAGGAACGCCCACACCTCAGCGCTGAGCGCGTACGTCTTGCCCACCTTGTTCGCGCACCGCAGGAACCGCTGGCGTGCGGGGTCCACGTGGAACCGGTGCTGCCCTGGGGACATGCCACCCGCACCAGCTGGGTCCAGCCAGTACCGCGCCAGGGGGTTCAGCGCCTCCAGCTCAGCCAGAGCGTCCAGCATGGCGCGGGTGCCCTTGCTCAGCTTGGCAACGTCCACCCCGCCCCGCACCAGCTGCCGGTGAGTCACAGCACCCCCAGCTCCCCCAGCATGTCCGCCACCTGCTCCAGCTGCTCAGCCCTGTCCCTGTCACTCGTCATCACTGTCCTCCTGTGGTGCGCTCAGCAGCTGGGGAGCCTCGCGCTCCAGCCGCTCCAGCAGCTCTGCACGCAACGCCTCGATCTCCTCGGGGCTGCGGTGCATCGTGTTCCCGTCCGTGATCTGTAGCTCTGTCACACTCTTGCCGTACGCCTCGCGGTGCCGACGCTCCAGCATCCACTGCGCCGCCTTGGCGTCAGGGGGCACACCCTTCAGCCCTCGAACCTTCTGCGTGCCCGCACCCCCACACGCGCGGCACGTCTTGCCCAGAGCGTTCTGCCCCGTACTGCTACAGCTGTCACATGGTTCCTCGCGGTCTGGCTGGGCGGGGATGCCCTGGGCAGCGCGTTTGATCATGGCGAGGTTGGCAGCGACGCCCTTTGCCTCAGCTTGTAGCAGGGAGCGTACGAAGTCGTGGTGTGCTCCACGGAGCCGTTCCTTGCCTAGTTTGATCCACCTGTAGAGGGTTGAGGGCGTGACACCAGCGTAGTGGGCAGCGTGCTTGTAGGTCATCCCTAGTTCTACAGCCCGTAAGATCGTCTCTCTTCGATCTGTGGTGAATTTCCGATCCCTTTGAGCCATGGGGGGGCCTCCACGGGGTGGTGAGGTGTGGTGTTCTTGTTGTGCTGGTGTGGTAGCCAGCTCCCTGGGGAGAGGGTGTCATAGGGGGGTGCGTGGGGCAAGGGTGGTGAGGTGTGGTGGGTGTTGTGAGTGTTGTGAGTGTGGTGATGCGCGTGGGTGGGTGGTGCGCGTGATGCGTGCGTGCGCAGGGGGGTGTTTTGGGCGGGTCGGGATGGTGTGGTCACGTGATGATCTCGAAGGTGGTGAGGTAGTTGACCCCGCCGAGCGCGATCCCCATGTGCCAGCTGGTCTCGTCAGTCATGGTCCACCTCGGCGTTCAGTAGGGCTCTGATGTCCGCCCCGCACTGGTCCACGGTGTGGCTGTGTCGCTTGCGAGCGTTGCGCAGGCGGAGTGCCCTGCGGTTGAACACCTTGGCGCCACCATCGTCCCCAGCGCAGGTCATGTTCTGCGCGTCCCTGTCCGCGCGTGCGATGTCCCTGCTGATGCTCTTGATCGTGGCCTTGCTGGCGTTCATGGTGCGGAGCTTGCTGACGATCTCGCGGTTGCGCGCGCAGTCGTTCGCGCACCTGTGGGTGCGCAGGTAGTCCAGCTCGCGCTCCAGCTGCTGCTGGTGTTGCTCAGCGGTGTCCTCGTCGGTGGTGTACGCGTCCAGCTTGGCCTGCAGGGTATTGCGCTCACGCTGCAGCTCCCTGCACTGCTGGCGCCTGTTCTCGTTGCTCTCGGCGGCGCGGTCCAGCCGCTCACGCAGCTCGTCCACCTCGTTCTCCAGCTCCTCGGTGCGTGCCATGCGGTCGCGCATGTCCAACATCTTGATGGCCTGCTTGCGCTGCTCCTCGCGCTTGCGGTTGAGCTGGTCCAGCTTGCCCCGCAGCTCGCGGACGGTCTCGCGCAGGCTCTGCACCTCCTCGGTGATCGCCTCGCTCAGGGTGTCGTGCTCAGTCACGGGGCGCCTCCACACCGTTGGTGCACATGCACCCGTCCTCCAGCATCAGGTACGAGCCCCCGCACTGCTCCGCACAGCGCTGATCGCGCTTGTCCTTCATGTGCAGCTCGTATCCAGCCCCTGCCACCAGGGCGCCAAAGAGCAGCTCGACCGCCACGAACACCATGAGGGGAAAGCCCCACTCGTCCAGAAATCCGCTCATATCTTGCTCCTTCCGCCCGCGTTGCGCGGGCTGTTGTCAGATCGTTCGTACGTACGTGGCGATCTGGTTCTTCCATCGTGGGTTGGGCCGCTGTTGCATGGGCCAGCCAGCAGCCACCAGCTGGGCTCTGAACGGCTCCAGCAGCCCGGTCTCCCAGCCGCAGCGCTTCAGCTGGGCCTTCAGCTTGCTGATGGGTAGCTCCCCACCAGCCTCGTGCAGCAGGCGTCGCATGTCAGCGACGTAGGCAGCGCGCTGGGCGTCCGTGCGGGGTGTCAGGGGTACCTGCATCGCCCACCTCCATGGGCAGGGCTGGGGCGCAGTGCAGCGCCAGCAGCAGCCTGCCAGTAATAACCAACCACAAAATAACATGCGCTGTGCTCATGAGTGTCAGCGCTTACCCCTGTGGGTTCATGGTGCCCAGGGGGCGGCACAGCCCGTTCAGCTGCTGATCCGTCTCCAGGGTGTCCAGGAGGTGGTGCGCCTCGCTGACGCTGGCCACCTGGACAGGGGCACCCACACACGCGGGCGGGGTGAGTACCAGGATGATTTCGCGGGTGTCGGGGTCCGCCTGCAGGCTGAACGTGCTGGCCACCTCCTCAGCTCTGAGCTGGAGCCGCGCGAGGGTATGCGCGGTGAGGTTGTCCAGGGTGTCGGTGCGGTGTGCCATGGTCGCTCCTTCGCTGCGCACACGGGGTGCACAGGGGAACGTTAGCACAGGCTGCGTTATGGATGCAAGGGTCAGTCGGTGGGGGTGATGGCGTGTGCAAACATGGCGCCCAGCACACTGCTGATCACCTGCTGGTTCTCGCTCTGCTGCTGCTTGGGGGTGAGCTTGTGGAGCCCCTGCTGCGCGGTCGCCTTGGCCACCAGTGACAGCTCCTCGTCCTGGAACATCTGGGGGTGCTCCACGCGCTCACCGCAGATCCGCTCCTTCATGTCGAGCACCACAGCCATGCGGGTGCCGTCGTTGTCCAGGTCAGGGGTCACGATGCTGTCCTCTGGGAATTCGTCCCCGTGGGGGATGTGCCAGCGCTCGCTCACCGCGCGCCAGCGCAGCACCAGCAGCTCACCCCAGGTGTCCACCAGGGTCACCTCCTGGGCGTTCTGGCGGGGCATGTTGCCCACCTCACCGTGCAGCACCACGTGGCCGCTGCGTGTGACCATGCCCCTGCGCAGCTTGGGCTGGCCCAGGTACAGGTTGCGTGCGTGTTCCTCATTCATGGTTGCGTCTCCTTCGCGGCGGGCTGTTCAAACAGCCCGGTTTGTCTTGGGTCGGGGTGGTACGCCAGCCCCTGCAGCTTGGCCATCGCGTGGCGATGGCGCTCGGTGTCGATCTCGGCGCCCAAGTAGCGCCTGCCCGTGGCCTTGCACGCGCGCGCCATCGGTGCCAGCCCCGCGTACAGGTCCAGCACCAGTCCACCAGCTGGGCACAGCCCACCAGCGAGCTGCAGCAGCCATGCCAGCGGCTTCTCGCTGTGCTGCGTGCGTGGGCCGATGTGGAGGTTGGAAACGCTCTTGTCACTGGGGTGCGGCTTCCCCCTGGTGTACAGCAGTAGCACCTCAGAATCCCCGCGCCAGTGGAACCCCACCCCGAGCCCGTCCGCCTTGCCCCAGGCTCCCCCGCTCTTGTACTCCCACCGCATCCTCGAGCTGGCTTGCATCCACTCTGCCAGCTTGGGGAAGGTACACCAAACCAGGGCATAGGCATCGGGCTGGGCGCAGTCGTACGCGGCATCGAGGTGTTCCACGATGTCCGCGTTCGTGATCGTGGTGTACTCGTTGCACGCAGTACCGCGGCCTCCCTCGTTCGCGTACGACCATGGCGGATCAGCGTGTGCCAGCTGTACCCCCTGAGCGCTCTGCAGTAGCTCGGCCACGTCGCAACAGCGCAGGTCGATCATGGGTTCGCCTCGATCCCCTGCTCGGCCAGCCACCAGCAGCCGATCCCCACAGCAGCCGCCTCGTCCTCGGTGAGCTTGCGGCCCATGAGGTCGCTGGCGTGCGCTCTGTAGATGGTGATGCGCTCGTCGCGCTTGGCCTTGCTGGGCATGCCTGGGATGGCGTTCTGCCACGTGAGGGGCTGCACCTCGCGGGTGGGGATGGCCTGGGCTTGGAGCAGGGTGTGCCAGTGGTGAGCGCGGTGCAGCATGGTGGCGTACGCCTTCAGGTTGACGATCTTGCCCCCCTTACCTCGCACGGGGTGGACCGCCTCCACGATGCCCAGCTCAGGGCGCAGCACCCGCAGCAGGGCCATGATCTCGCGTGGGTCGTCCCCGCTGACGGTGCACACGCGAGGAATGGGGCACGAGGCGCCCTGTGGCGCCCACAGAGCGCAAGCGGCCCGCTTCCCTGGGTCGATAGTCAGGATCGGGGACGGCAGCAGCTCAGGGCGCATCATGGGGCTCCTGGCCGATGGCCGCGAGGATATCGGCGCTCACGACTTCCCGCTCGGTCTCTGCCTCATCCACCTCCCCGCGCAGGGTGGCGATCTCCGCGGCCTGTGAGGCGATGGTGGCGTCGCGCTCATCGCAAGCGCGGATCAGCACGCGACACGCGCCGCTTTCCGGCTCCTCTGGGCAGGTCGGATACCCGTCGTCCAGTGGCTCGCCCATGTTCATCTCCTTCGCTGTGTGTGTGTGTATGGGGTGGGGTGCCACCCCCCGCGTGGCTGACTTGCGGATCAGCTGTTAGGGGGTAGTGGTAGGAGCAGGGGGTGGCACCCAAGGGGTTCAGCCTCGCACGCGTAGGTCCGTGCCGTCCAGCCTGTACGGCTGGCACAGCTCGGCCACGCGGCTGGTGACGCGGGCGCTCATGACACCCGTCAGGGTGGCCACGCGCCTGGGGTCGCCAGCGGTCCAGAGGTTCGAGGTGATGATCGTGGTCAGGGAGCTGTTCAGGCGCGCGTCCAGCACCTCCTCAGCGATGCCCACGCTCCAGGGGGTGGGCTTGCCCGCCCCCAGGTCGTCCAGCACCAGCACGGTACACGAGCGGGCCACATCCAGCAGGTCGGTGGCGGTGCGGTCGCCGTCCATGCGCTCGCGCTGGTTCGTGAGCAGCTGCTGCCAGCGGAGCCAGCGAGCGCTTACCCCCTCGGTGGCCAAGGTGACCACCAGGGCGGCTGTGAGTCTGCTCTTGCCAGTGCCCACGCGCCCGTACAGGTACAGGCCACGCGACCCAGGGCGGATCTCACTCAGCAGCGTGTGCGTTCCTCGCTGCTGGGGGTGGGGCTCCACCTCCAGTATGCCGTGCGCTCTCCAGCGCTCTGGCACCCCGCAGCGGGTCAGAGCTGCCTTGCTGCTGGAGCGCCGCATCAGCTCGCGCACGTACCGCACCTCGTCCGCGGGCTCACGGTGTGAGCGTCGCCACGCGTGCAGCTCGTCCTCGGTGAGGTGGTGCAGGTCAGTCACCGTTCTGCTCCTGCACCTCAGCCTCCACCCACTGCACGGTGCTGGGCACCCACTCCCAGCCGCTGGCGTGGCGCCCGCGCAGCGTGGCCTCGAGCACGAACAGCTCGAACACGTCGTACTCGCTCGCGCCCAGCCGCTCCTCCAGCTCGGTCAGCCGCTGGTGCGTGCTGGCCTGCTGCTCACGCAGCTCCTGCAGCAGCGTGGGCAGGTGCACGTCGTCCAGCTCGATCAGGGGGTTGCTCGCGAGCAGCTGCTCCAGCTCGTGCTCCAGGGCTGCGATGCGCTGTGTGTGTGTCCTCGGTACCATGTCTTCCTCCTCCGCTCGGGGTTCACTCCCCCAGCTTGTCTCTCAGGCGCCTCTCCGCCCGCTGGAGCGCATCGGACACCTCGCCCGACCGCTCGGGCTCCTGGTACACCCCGTCGCGAAGGACGGGCGCCTCAGTGCCTTCTGCGGGCTCCTCAGGAGCCATCTCAATGAACTGTTCCAGCTTGGACCCCGACCGGCAGATCAGGGTCAGGTCCACGTACTCGGTGCCACGGTCGTTCTCGCCGCGGTGGAAGGGGCTCGCGGCGCAGCCCTGCACCGCCTGCAGGATCTCCTGCACGTTGTACCCCTCGCGCAGCCTCGCGCGCACCTTGCGCGCCCTGTCAGCGGTCAGCTTGGCTCTGGGCTTGCCCATGGCCTGCTGCCAGTGGTCGAACACCACCCGCACAGCAGCAGCCTCGTCAGGCTTGGTCGTGCTCGCGGTCCCCCCGCCAGTGCTGCCACCAGCGGGGGGTGCGAACAGGCTCAGGTTCGTGCTGCCCAGCACTGCCTCAGCCTAGAAGTAGTCGCCCGCGTCACCGCTGGGCTCGCTGGGGTCCGCGGGCTCGTCGGTGTACACGTCGTCGGGCTCCTCGTCGCGGTACTGGCCCTGCTGCTGAGCGGCCAGCTGGTCACGGAACCACTGGCGCGCCTCGTCCAGGATCACCACCTCGCCCGTGCCCTCGGGGGGCTGCCACCCCATCACCTCGTTGCGCAGCGGGTCGCCCTCCTCCCAGGGGAACACCTCCCCCAGGTCCAGGTACTCGCCCTTCTGCACGATCTCACCGATGAACGGCTTGCCCGTGAACCGCCGCAGGTACGCGGGGTCGTCCAGGTTGCCCTGCTCGCTGAGCAGGATGGCCCTGGCGAGGTTGGCGAGCTTCCAGATGGCGCGCTCCTGCAGGCTGAACACGGTGAAGCACTTGCCCCCGCGCACCTTGGGGCTCACGCCCACAACCACCACGTTCAGGTACGGGTACCCGCTGCGCCCCACCTTCACGGTGATGTCCTTGACAGCCAGCACCCACCGGCCCAGCTCAAGGCGCTTGCCTCGCTCACCGTCCCTGCGGTCCTCGCTCGGATCGAAGTAGAACCCCGGCATCACTCACCTCCATCCATCAGGTCGCTGGCGCTCTCCAGCATGGCCCGCAGCTCCGCCTGCAGGTCGCCGTTGCCGTTGTGCTCGTTCTCGGGAGGAATCCACGCTTCGGGCTCGCGCTCGATGTGGTCCATAAGCTGCCCCAGCTGGAGCCGCATGTGCCACAGGCTCATGCCATGGCCGCGGAGCCGCTCCGCCTCCTGGCCGTGCCCGCACACCTCCAGGATCGGGGCTGTGCACATGATGACGCGGCCCAGGTCCATGGCCTGGTTCATCAGCTTGTCCAGCGCCGCGTGCGTGGCGCCAGCGTAGTGGATGTCTCGGGGGGTGATCACAGCTCACCCCCGTCCTCGTCCTCGCTGGTGTACGTGCTCAGCCGCTCCAGCCAGCTGGCCACGTCCACGGGTTCCACCGCCTCCAGCGCGGGGCTGGGCTTGCACAGCACGGCGTCGCCTGGGCTGTCGAACGTGCCCTCACGGATCACCTCGTCGCCCTCGCCCCTGCGGGTCTGCAGGTGGCAGATCGCGTTGAAGTACTGGCCCACCACCGTCTTGGCGTACCCCTGCAGGGCGGGGCGCGCGGTGATGCTGCCGTCCTCGCTGATCGTCTCGTCCGTGATGGCGGTGCACACCACGTGGTAGGGCATGTCCCGCAGGGCGCGCAGGGCGCGCTCCAGGTAGCTGCCCACCACCTGCCAGTCGTCCATCGCCAGCACGCCCTCGCGCAGCTTGCGGTTGCCCGCAGGGCGGCTCTTGTCCGTGGCCACGTGGACCTTGATGAACCGCTGCAGGTCGGTGATCGAGTCCATCACCACCGCATCCCACTTGGTCCGGCCCTTGACGCCCGTACCGGCGCAATCGTCGCAGCCCTCACCCCTGCAGTCGGGGTGGGGTGCCGTCATGGCCCGCACGAAATCGCGCCAGTCCTCGAACTCCCTGATCGGGACGATCGTGGCGTGGGGGTTGCTCTGGCGGATCTGGAGCGCTCCCTGGCTCTCGGTGAGCGCGATCACGGTGCGCTCGGGGTCGCGCGTTGCCCGCGCGCTGCTCCATGTCTTGCCCACGCCGCTGCGGCCGTGCTCCAGCAGCTTGGCCAGCCGTGCCATGGGCATCTCGTCAGCCCTCATGAATTGGATGGTCACTCGTCGTCTCCTTCGCTGTTGTCGCCGTCCTCACCAGGGGGCTCCATGCCCTCGGTGATGTCCAGCTGTCCGTCATCCTCGATCAGCGCCCGCAGTCGGGCCTTGGCCTCCTTCAGGGTGGCGCGGATCTCGTGCATCTCGGTCTTCTTGCCCACCAGGGTCTGATCGATGTCCTGGTGCTGCTGCTGGATGTTCTGCAGCAGGCCCTTGCGCTCATCGCTGAGGCTGGGAACGGGGCTCTCGATCAGCCGCTTCAGCTCGGCGCGCTCCTCAGCGAGCCGCTCATCCCACTGGCGCTGCAGGGCCTTGCGTTCCTTGTCCAGCTCGTCCACGCGCTGATACAGATCCTGAATCCTGGTCAGGCGCTCCTCGTGCCACCCGATGGTGGTCTGTTCCATGGTTCTCTCCAGCCCCTCAGAAGGGCGTGCTGTCGGGTACGTCGCCGTACAGCATCTCGTGGTTCACCAGCTCCTGAGCAGTGGTGCAGAACACACCCGCGGCCCGCAGCTGCTCAGCAGCGCCAGCCTCCACCAGAAACGGCTTTTCTGTGTCAGTGATGGTGCGCTGGGGGCGTGTGGTGTACCCCGCGTCCAGGTACGTCTGAGCGGTGAGCGGGGTACGCCCACGGGCCCAGCAGACCCGCTTGTACTGGCAACCCCAGTTGCTGCACTGCAGGGTGTTCCGCCACGCCAGCAAGGGATTGCGCCGCACCGCGCGCATGGCCCGCGCCACCTGGACCACCGTGCGCTCGCTCTCCAGCGCCTGAGCGTGGGGCACGTCGTAGCTGAACCGCGCCAGGAACGCCTCGGTGCCTGGGAGGTTGGCGAGGTACCCCACGTGCGCGTTCAGGTCCAGCCCGTTGCCCACGATCACTTCCTCGGCGGTGCGCCTGTCGGTGTCACACTTGGCCGTGCTGAGCCTGTACGGCTGCTTCTCCGTTCCCTTGCCCACCACCTTGGGGCGCTTGGGCATGGCGCGCCGCGCGCACTCGTACACCGCCCTGCGGGGGGTGAGGTTGGGCGGTAGCACGTATCTCAGGATGCGCGCGTACAGCGGCACCTGCAGGTCGCCGTCCAGCTTGGTCTGATACTTCGGCAGCGAGCGCTCCCCGCTGGTCTTCACCTCCTCCAGCTCCACCTCACCGAAATCGTTGATCCCCAGCCCGTCCAGGATGGCCTGCACCCACAGGTCACCGCGGGGGCGCCCCAGGCTGTCGCGCATGCGCACCAGCACGGGCTGCTCCAGGGCGATGTACGTGAGGGGGTTCTCGCGTCGCATCAGCTGGTACGTGTCAGCCCACCAGCGCGCGCAGTTGCCCAGCTCGTGGAGCGTGCTGGTGTCCTCCAGCAGGCGCGGATCGCTGAAGGGGCTCAGGTGGTCGTCAGCTGCGTCCTGGGCCTCGCTGAGCCAGCCACCCATCCACTCACCGATCAGGCGCTCCACCTCGGGGGGGCTGGTGCGCTCGCGGCTCAGCTCCTCGCGCAGGGTGTGTATCAGGGAACCGTACGCCATGGGCAGCGGGCGGGGCGGGGGGCTCGTCACCCCCAGCACGTAGCTCACCAGCCACTTGTACGGGCAGCTGATGAACGTGCTGATCTGGCTGTAGCTCAGCACCTGGATGGTGCGGGGGTCGCCCCCCAGGTTGAGGTTGTGCAGGGTCACGGGGTGTCTCCTTCGCTGTTCGTATTGCGGCCAGCCTACCTGCTGCCCGCGTCAGCCCCTGTCGGGGGTTTCATCATCTCGTCCAGATCGAGCCCCACCAGCTCACAGATGGCGCGAGCCTCGGGCTCCTCCATGGTGCGTGCGTGGAGCCTGCGGCCCGCCGTCATGTGCGAGCACCCCAGGGCCTTGCCCAGGTCGTGCAGGGTGAGCCCCTGTTTCTGGAGCGCTCTGAACACGCGCTTGCGCAGGTCGTACACGAACCCCAGGCGCTCGGTGGTGGTGCGCTCGATATGCACGCGGTGCGGTCCAGCGTGCGGTTTCGGTCCAGCTGTCTTTTTTCCAACCATGAAATTCGTCTCCCGTGTCACAGGTATACCAGGGATATATCAAGGGGCGTGCAGCCGTCAAGTTAGCTCAGCGCCCCGCTCAGCATCAGCTTGGCGGCCTCGGAATCGTCCCCCGTCCGCACCTGCGCATCGTTGATCTCACAGTACCCGTCCAGGTCACCAGCCCAGTCCGGCGCGCCGCATTGGATGAACACCCCCCACACGCTGCGGCCAGCGGCCGTCACCTGCTCCAGCGAGCTGGGGCGGCTGTCCTGGCCATCGGTGATCACGAGGTAGTCAGCCGCGTCCAGCTCGCGCTCGCGGTCCACGTGCTCCTCACACTCGCGCATGGCAGCGCCCAGGTTCGTGCCCCCGCTGGCACCCACCATCAGCTCGTCCAGCACCGCGCCGTTCCCGTACGCGGGCGGGGCGTAGAATCCGAAATCCGTCAGGCTGCTGTTGTAGTGGCCGATTGCCAACACGCGCTTGTCCCTGCGGGCCATGTTGTACACGGCCAGCACCGCGCCCATGGCCCAGCTCTGGCGCTGCCCAGCCATGGAGCTGCTGCAGTCCACCAGCAGCACGATCGGGCCGCGGTCAGCCTGCTGCTCGCCCTCCATTTCGTAACACGCTGCCTGACGCTCCACGATGTCACGCATGAGGGTTGGCGCCAGCTCAGGGGTGGCCAGCCGCGCCAGCTCACCAGGGCACAGGCGCGCCACGTCAGCACCGCGCGTCACGTCCACCACCGCGCCAGCGTGGGTCCGGATCTTCTCCATGCGGGCCTGCCCGCCAGCGGCCTGCAGCCGTCCAGCCAGCTCCACGATCTCCTGCAGGTCAGGGCGGGTGGTGAGCAGCTCGGCCACCTGACGCTTCAGCTCCATGCCCTCGTCGCTGCGGCCCAGCTCAGCGGTGCCCATGCCATGGCCCAGCATGCCCAGGAGCTGCTGCCCCTGCTCCACCGTCTGAGCCGCCTCAGCCGCTGCCTCACGCACGGCAACCCTCACGGCAGCCCCTTGCTCGCCCTGGCGCTCTGCATCGCGCTCAGCGGCCTCCTGCTGCTCCTGGGCCATGCTCTCCAGGTGGTTGGCTGTGGGGCGCTCGCCTCTCTCACGCACCGCCTCGGCCAGCTCGCGCAGAGCCTCGGGGTCAGTGGTGCACTCTGGCTGCAGCTTGCGCCGGATCGCCTTGGCCACCCTGCGCGCGCCTACCGCGGCCCATTCGGGATCGTCGTTGCACACCTCGCGCAGCTGCTGGTACTCGCCCACCTCGTCCAGCTGGCGGTGCGCCTCGCGGGCCCAGCCAGCGCTCGCGGGCTGATCGTCCTCGGGCAGCTCCTGGAGCTTGCCCTGGCCAGCCAGCAGGTCAGCGAACATCTCGCGGCTGAACTGCTCCCACCCTGGGATCTTGCGGTCCTGCCCCTCGGCCACCCACTGCTCGTCACTGTGCCCGCGCTCGCGCCAGATATACCGCGCCCAGCCGTCTACCTTGTGGGTGAGGTTGTCGCGCCAGCGGAGCCCGTCCCCCAGCTGCTCGGCCATGCGCAGCGCGCGGGCCTTGGCGCCCGTGATCCGCTTGCGGGCCTTCTGGACCTTGGCCGCGTGTGCGGGATTGATGGTGCGGGGCATCAGTCCGCCCCCGCCAGCTTGTTCAGAGCCCGCAGGATCTCCTTCCGCGTGGACACCACCTGCTGGTGCGCCTTGGCCACGCTGGGGTTGCTCTGCTCCAGCTTGGCGATCTCAGCCGCGAGCCGCTTCAGCTCCACACCCGCCATCACCAGCTGCTCGCTGGAACCGCCGTTGATCACCTCCTGGCGCTTGGCCTCAGCTGCGTCCGCCAGCTCCTGGGCCTTCATGCCCTGGGGGTTGGCCACACTCATGATGCACCCGACGATCTCAGCCCGCTGCTCGGGGGCATCCCACAGGCAGTCCTTCAGGGCCTCCAGCTGGTCATCACTCACCTCAGCGAACCCCTGGAGCCACGCCACCGCGCGCAGGTACCCGAGCGCCTGCAGCCAGCGCCGGTCGCTGACGTACACGCCCTTCTGCTGCACCTTGCGACGCAGGCTGGCCAGCGTGCTGGTGAGCCCCTTGGACAGGGGGAGCGCCGCCGCCTGCTGGCGAGCGTCCGCCAGCTGCTGCTCGGTGACCTTGCTGAGCCGCTTGCACGGGGGGCGCTGCAGCAGCGCCTCGAACGATGCGTCCTCGCGCAGGGGCTTCACCTCGATCCGCACCAGGAATCGGTCGTACAGCGCCTCCAGCCCCTCCTCCTGGGGCAGCTCGTTGCTGGCTGCCACCACCATCTCCAGGGGCAGCCTCACGGGGCCCCTGGTGCCGTCGTGGTAGATCCGCTCGTTGATCGCTGCCAGGAACGAGTTGAGCAGGGCGCTGCTGCTCTTGAAAATCTCGTCCAGCACCACGTACTGCGCCTCCTGCATCTTGCCCGCGCCCACCCGCTCGTACCTGTCCTGCTGCAGCCCGCTCACGCTCACGGGGCCCCACACCTCCTCCGGCACCGTGAACTTCCCCAGCAGCAACTCGAAGTACGTACCGCTGAGCGCCTCGGCCAGCTTGCGGGCGATCATGGACTTGGCCGTACCAGGGAGCCCCAGCAGCAGCACGTGTTCCTGGGCGATCAGCGCGGCCACCATGGGCTGCACCACCCCAGCGCGCTCCAGCACGCTCGCGTTCAGCTCGTCCACCAGCTGGGTCAGCGCCTCGTGAGCGCTCTGCGCCTTGATCTTGCGTGCGGTCGCCATGTCACTCACCCCCCGCCATCTGCACCAGCGCGTTGATCTCGGTCCGCACCTCGTCCAGGTCGCCCAGCATGTCCTCGCGGCTCAGCTCCAGCATGTCCGCGAACACCTCCCCGCGCCCCTCGATGTCCAGCAGCACCTCCAGCCGCTGCGCGATGGTCGCTGCCTGGGGGTTGCCCTCGTCCGCGTCCTCCAGCCGCTCGCGGTACGCGCTCGCCTCGCTGCGCACGCGCTCCAGCTCAGCCCTGAAGCTCGCCGTGGCTGACGCCTTGACGCCCCTGCGGGCCTCGCTGGTGTCGTACAGGGGGACCATGTACAGCTCGCTGTCACCCCAGCGCTCCACCACGCTCTGCAGGGCCTCCAGCTCGTCCACACGCTCGCTGGGGATGAAGTAGATCCCACCCGTGCTGCGGAGCGCCACGCCCCCCAGCATGCGCTTGACAGCCTCGCCCACGCACAGGGTGCCGTCGTGGGTCGTCACGTGCCCGCGGTGGTGCCCGTACTGCTGCAGCACCGCCTGGGCGGCTGCGTCGCTGGCGTCACCGTCCACGTCCGCGTTCCCCGTGGCACGCCAGAAGGTCACCCGCGCGCTCTCCGTGAACTTGTGCCGCACCACGTCGTCCAGCCCGACCACCGGCTTGTACCTGTACACCACGTCCTCGATGCGCTCGCTGTTCATGACAGCGCGCTTGATCTGCACACCGCTGGTGGCCTCGGTCATGGTGCGGATCGCGGTGCGGCTGGCGCGCTTGTACGCGCCCACGTCGCTGGGGGCCTTGGGGGTGAACGCCTCGTCCAGGCCCGCGTCCTTCCAGTCCGCCTTGGCCTTGGCGTCAGGCTCGCGCACCTGCTGCAGGGTCCAGTACACCATGAAGCCCAGCACGGGCAGCTGGCCCGCGTTGCTCTCCAGGGTGGTGATCAGCTCGTTCGTGTCTCGGGGGGTCATGCCATGCTCCTTCGCTGCGGTGTGCGTTCAGGTGCACACCAGCGCTCACGTTAGCACGGCTTGTGTTACGGGTGCAAGGGGGGGGTCAGCGCCTTCCCCGTCTCTCCTCGTAGCGCTCCCGCATCCGGCGGGTGAACACCTCACAGCGCTCATCCTGCTCTGCTCGCTCCTGGCGCTTGCGCGCGCGCCGTCGCTTGCGCTTCTCAGCTCGATGCTTGGCCTGCAGCTTGGCCTTCTGCCGTCGTTCTTCCGTTGCAGGATCAACGTTCAGCGCCCGCTTCTCACCACGCTGCTGGGCCTGTGCCCGCAGCGTCTCGTACGCCCTCACCTCACGCTGGCGCGGCCCAAGCGGCAGCTGGCGCACCCTGCGGTGGTGCTCGTCCTCGTTGCGGTCCTGGTGCCGCAGGCACTCGTACGCAGCCTCTGACCATGGCTCCCCAGCGTACGGCTCAGCCATCGAGTTCTGAAACCGGAAGAACTCCGCGCGGGTCGTGCTCGGCCCATAGATCTCGTGAAACCACCAGTGGCATCGCTCGCACAAGCACACCCCGTTCTCAGGGTCGAACCTCAGCTCTGGATGCTTGGCCTTGCTCTCCAGGTGGTGAGCGTGCAGAACGCGGTGAGTTGCCCCGCACCCCTGGCAGCGCCCCCCGTACCGCCGATACACACCCTTGCGCCAGCGGTTGTGAGCGTCGTTCAGCGCCCTGTTTCGCTTGCGGTCCTGGCGTCGTTTCTTGCTGGGCACAGCTCTCTCCCAGGAGATGTCCTACTCCTGCGGACACGCACACACGCGTGTGGCTCCACCCCTTACCCCGCTCTACCTCTGGGGGATCGGACAACTCCCCGCTTGGGTTCTTCCCCACGGTTCCGCTGCGCAATGCTCGGCGGCGTTCCAGGTGTCAACGGGTGTTTGCCCGCCATGGGAGCCAGTGCCCATGTCCTGCCTGGGGAGGCGGCTCATCCGGGTAAGGGGTATGCGGGCGAAGACCGGGCTGCGAACCTTGCAACGCTCCGCTATGTCTGAGGCGGAGCGGTGCAGGCTTGACTCGAGCGTGAGCTGTGGATAACCTGACATTGACTCTGCCTTTCGCCCCCGCGTGCTGCCATTGGCCGCGGGGGCGTTCCTATTCTGGGCCAGCTCGGCCCCAGGATGCAAGCCTCAGAACAGGCTCACCTGCTCAGCGGGGCGGTGCGCGGGCTCGCGGTTGAGCGTCAGCACCTCGCGCTGTTGCTTGCTGAACGTGCGTTTCTGCCCCTGGCGAGCGCTCGCGATGTCCAGGTGGTGCCAGCCGTCCAGCTCCAGGGGCTCAGCCTCGCTCACGCACACCACCGCGCCAGCGTCTGACCACCGCTGGGCCACGTCCAGCACCACCTCGCGGGGCATGCTGGCCGCGTAGCCTGTGGTGCCCTTGTACGGGGGATCCAGGTACACGTACACCCCGCTGCAGTCCGGTGGCGGCTCGATGTCCTCGGCGGGGCCGGCGTAGACGGCGAGGGGGGCGGTGGGAACGTCGAGGCGCGCAGCAAGTCCATCGGTGGTCAGCGTTCCACAACTGTTTGGGTTTCCGGCGTG